AGGGTCTGCTGAACCAGCAATGTTTGTACCTTGGTTAGCACCAATACTTGCTGTAACAAATTCAGTTTGTCTAATTAACTTCTTGCCAATATCACCGAACCATTGTTCAAATTTGTAGCCGTGCCAGCCGTTAGAGCCGTCTGCAATCGTACCTCCATTAACTGATTTAAGTAAAGTACCTGAATAACTAGGTAGGTAAATATCAACCCACATACCATCATCACTTAACACCATACCCTCTGGTGCTGATATAGGACGATTAAATCTATCCCATACTGAACGAGGTAGAATATCACCTTGAGCATAACCAGTTAGGCTATGACCAGAAATTGTACCTACTGCCACTGCTAAACAATGGAAGCCTGCAATCTTACGAGAGTTTGCTGCTGTATAACCAGAGGGGTAAGTAGAACTATTACTAAGAATAACGCCACCAGCACTTAACAAGTAAACATAGAAGTCTTTACCTGCTCTATTACTTGCTGTCTCATAAGAGCCAACACCATCCCAATTACCAGAGGTATTAAGTGCTTTGGTAGTAGCTGTTACTTCAACTAGAGTACCATTCACTACACCACCTAAATCTGGAATGTTAAGTGTATTAGCTGATGCTCTACTGAATAGAGTTCCTTGGTCTAGGAATGTTGAAGATGTGAAGCCGCCACTAGCAACCTCCTGCCAACTACTCGTTCCATCACCATCTTCACGAAGATATTTAGTGCCACCAGTTTCACCAGTAGATTTAACCGCTGAACCCTCTACATCTTCAATTTTATCGTTATTAAGATTAGTAAAGTTAGCGTCCATTTCAGTATGGGTTAATGCCGAGCCTTTACCACTCCTTGTTACTATGGTTGCCATATTTCTATACTCCTATATATTTTGTTGATATTGTATCATATTAAATAAACTCCACTACTATCCTTATAATGGGTTTCTGCGTACTCACGAGCAGTTATCTGAATCAAACCACTCTGATCTGTTTCTAATGAAAGAATCATAAACTTACGTGTTCTGTCTAATAGATCGTGGTCAATTGATACAATATCGCCCACTTCAAGGTTAGCGTGTTTAATAGATGTAGCAAATGAGATTGCTAAAGGTGTTTGTTTTAAACGATTGCCCGAAGCATCTTCGGTATAACGCATTGTGTTCAAAGTGATTTCTGCTAATTCACCCGCTTGAGTAGCATTAGTAATACCTTTAATATCTAATACTTTCTCTACCGTTTGACCATCAAGCGTTTGTAAGTCGCTGCTTTCTTTAACTACTTGAGCAGATAACCATTCATCTGTTGGGTTGATGTATTTAACAATAATCTTGTTAGCAATCTCACGGTTGCCTTTCATTGACATATTAAGCGTGTTATTAATAATGTCAGCATCAGTCAATGTAGCAACTGAAGTCTGTGATTTAGCATCAATTTTTAACTTCCATTTGTTTTCAGAGTGAACGATCTGACCACGACAAGTTGCCAATACATCTTGAATAGTTGATTGAATGTTGGCTTGTTGGATTAAAGCAAGATTACAAGTCCAAGCGTTAGTATTACATTTAGTTTTAACATCATAGAATGAAGCAATATCAATATCAGCATCTGGAATAGCCAAACCATCACCAAGCAAATCTAATACAATCTCTGCTGGGTTAGTTGAATAAGTCGTTGATGTGCTAATTGTTGAAGCATCAGTAATCGTTCTAATCTCTTTGCCCTCCATCTCAATCAAGATATTAACTAATTGAGTGTTCTTATTCTGCTGACCATCATATATCTGGTGAACTGCTAAATAAGCAACATCTGCTGGAATAGTAATATTATCAAGACCAAGTGTTGAACCAGTTGATTCAGAGCCAGAAGTATCAGTTACAAAATTAACTGTATCAAGGTCTGTTGCTGTTGTTGAAGCATCATACCATTTAACTTGCGCACCATAACTCTCGTATTTGTTAGAACCAAGAGAAGTTAATTCCTCATCGCCACCATATATCTTATTGATCGTATTAATATCGTGTCCAGCAATAGCAATAATCGCCCAGTAATCACGGTTATAACCTTTAGAAGCATCATCACCATTAATAGAATCATTAGTTGTTTGGTAGATAATGTTTCCAGCAATACGGTGTTTACCATATACAATTGGAACTGCGTTAGTGTTAGACTTCTGTGTTTGTAATTTAACACCAGCGTGAGAATCTACACCACCTAAATCACCAATATCTGGGGCATCTGGCGTAAAGGCTGAACCAGCAATTGATGCTGCCACTAATGTAACACCAGCAGTCAATGCCATTGCTGCGAAACCAGTCGCTGCCGCAAAAGAACCAGTCAACATATAACCAGCAATTTGTGGTGCAAATATAGCAGCCGCAATACCTACAATCGCTTTAACCTTACTTCCCATTGTTAATCCTCATAATTAAGCAATCCTTATTCAATGTCTTATGCTCTACACGTTCCAAATCTTCGTTATACACCCAGTAAGTGAATCTATTTATAGCAACACCAACTGATTTACGTGTAAGCACTATATCGTCTTTTTTAGCATCTTTCACTACACGGCAAAAACTTCTAAAGAAACCGATATGTTGTCTTTTCGCTAAGAACCTCTTTTCATCTTTTACATATAAATCCATATTATCAACATCAAGCGTGTAATCACCCCAGCCATTTGGCAAGGCATAACGCACGTTTAAATACTTAATTACTACTGTGAAACAATTAACCATTACGTGTTTTGTCTGCCCCAGTATATAACGTCATTAATAGCATCTACAATTGATGTAAATTCATTCTGATTATAAGTCCTTGATGGGTATGCTTTAGACCAATTAGCAAAATGAGTTGTAATTGAAGCACTTAATACTTGCTCAGAAGCACTAAAAGTATCAATAATGCCACCAAACAATACCCAAACATCTTTATCAGTAATAACATCTAAGTCTAATTCTGGGTATGTGCTTAAATTATCACCAATACCGTAATCATAAGTATCATCAGCAATAACCTCTGCTGGTGGTGTATAAGCAACTCGTGTAATTGATGCTCTATTATTACGCCATTCAGATGCTAACGCTTCATTAGATAAAGCACTATTCACATTGTCAATTGTGATATTGATCGTATCAGCACTCATTGAAAAATCTTCACTCAATTTATCAAAGGTAATAGCCAAAGGCGTGTAATCGTTAAGGTTGTAATCAACGAATATATCGTGATCTGTGAACCTTAATGTTTCTTGAAATGTACCATCTAAGTTATACATATCAAATTCAAACAAATGTAATATTGCTAATTGCCTATCACTACGAGAATTATTAGTTATGGTTTTCATAATTTAACCTCTAATATATCAGCACGACATTGATATAAACCATCAACACGCTTTTGATATTGGAATGAATCCTTATTGAATCTGGCATTTGATACAGCATCAGTTGCCGCTCTTGTAACGTAATCATTCTGGCTAACAATATAGTCAGTATCCATATAAGGCAAATCAACAGTAACTGAAGTACCAAATTCTGGCATACCAAATTCGCCCATAATTCCAGCGTTCTTACGGTAGAAAGTTAATAGCGTTAAAAAGTTGCTTTCATTCAATAACCAATTAAGAGTCCAAGCACGTTTCAATCCACCCTTGTTTCTGGCGTGTCTTGCTGATTGACCAATGTTTGAGAATATCGCATTGTTGAAATACTTTAAATCTGCTGAATAAGGTTGAGCAGTTGTTAATACATTCAAGAAACTATTGTCTGTTGATGCTGAACGTGTGTAACTACTTGTTTGAGCAAACTGATCTTGATACTCAGAGTAGTTAAAGAACACCGAAGTAACTAATGTAATCTTTCCAGAATACAACATATCCGCTGCATTAATCTTAAATTGATAATCTTTAAATACCCAAACAGCAGAATTTAACCCCATTAACTCTGGTCGCATATCAATACGTGATATTTGATTCAAGATATAGTCAGACTGATTCTCTAAATAATCATTATCAACATATTGAGTAATAGATGCTTCATCATCTAAATCAAGAATGAATGTGCTTGAGTTGTTATTCTCATAAGCAGAGCGTAATAATTCATAATCACCAAAGGTTAATCCACGATATGAAATAGTCATTTCAATTGATGGAATAGATGAAGTTACAATCCTTTGTTCAGTTCCAGAATCAAACGGAATTGGGTTGCCTTGCTTAGACCATTCCTCTATCTGGTAATGATGGTTCTTAACCAGTAGGCTTGTTGTAAGATTATTCATTAGACTACTTGTTTAATCGTTTGTCTAACTGTGCCATTAGTTTGTAATGAACGATTGATAATGCCCTCAATAACGTGCTTATTACCAACCAGATAATTGTTAAATGAAGCAGCATCAATTGCTTGAACATTAAAGTTAATTTCGGCTTGGGTTACATTGCCACCACCACCGATAGGCATACCAGCGTTCATAGCATCAATTACTTGTGGATTTCTTGAAGCACCCATACGATTAACTACCGCTTCGCCCACTTGTAATTTAGCCATACGTTCATCTGATTTAAGACCGTTGTGGAATGATGGAACAGATGCCCTACCAATAGCACCACCAGTATGTTTAACTTCTGATGTGCCAGTATGTGAAGATAACCCAAAAAAACTACCTAATGGGGTAACAACCCTTTGCATAATTGCCATTTTTAACAATTGAGCAACAATAAATTTAGTCAAATCACTAAACGAAGTTTTAGCACCCATTACCATATTGGTTAAATAATCACCAATAGCATTGGCAGCACTCTTACCAGCAGACTTCCATTGTTCAGCAGATGATTTAACAGTACCAGTTGCTTCTCTCCAACCAGCACCAAATGATTCTAAATCAATACCCATTTCTTGGATTTTAAATTTCAAATCAGATAAGAAATTACTTGTATCTGTACCACCAACAATATCTATCGTTAATTTATTACTCTTTATCTTTCCTAATTCTTCGTTAATTCCTATTAACTCTTTTTTATACTCAAAGATTTTCTTTTTATTATCAGAGCCGTATAATTTTTCATCTTGCTCAAGAACACTAATACCTAATTCAAGCCATCTTTTACGTTCTTCATTGGTTTCATTAAAGATTCCAGACAATCCTAATACGCCTAAATGTAAGCGTTTTAATAACAGATCAGAAGCACCAAGCATCTTATTGAATAATCCTAAAGCACCAGATTCAGTTGCTAAAGTTACAATTGTATCACCAAGAGATGAAGCCGCATTATCCATAGCGCCAAGCGTTTCTTGATATTCTTTAAATGTAGATGAGTCCATCTGGGATTGCGATTCAGCAACAACATTGTTCACAAGTTTTAGTTTTTCTTCAAGAGAAACCGCTTTTAAATCAATATTATCAAACTGAACACCCATCTTGGCATATTGTTGTTCAAGAATATCAACAACAAAACCTTGTGCTTCACCAGTAGAGTTAAGCATTACCAAGTTATCGTGTAATGTTTCAGCATCTTCGTGTGGGAACGCATAACCAAGAGCAATGGCTTGTTTAGCCAACGCTTTCATTGAATCTTCAGATAGTCCAGCAGTTTTAGCAGACTTTAAGAATCCAGCAACTTGTTCTGCTTGAATGTCAGTTGCTAATGCTGTTTCTTTTGCCCAGTCTTTTTGTGCTTGTGTTAAGCCAATTGAAGCACGTTCAAATGTTGCCGCCTTATTAACTGATAAAGCCATAGCCGCACCAACAGCAATCCAACCCGCTTTCATCTTGGTAAGCATACCGTCAGTATCTTTACCCGTTTTTTTAGATGTTTTGCCTAAGTCTTTGGTTTTGGTTTCAACGCCTTTAATTGCTTTCTCAGCTGGTTTGCCTTTAGCAATAATCTCAATTTCAATCTTTTCAGTTGCCATTATCTACCTCTTTGTTAGCATCAATCTTGTATGCCAATAGTGTACCAATTTCAGACATTGGCAATGAGTTAATTTCGGATATGGTCTTATGAAGTTCAAAGGCAAGAAATGCCTTAGCCTTTAGCCATTCATCTTTTTTAATACTTCTTGTTGTTCTTCAACAATATCAGATACAGATTTAAGACCCATAATAGCAGCCAAGTAACTGGCTGTTTCATAAGTAATATTATCTTTAATCCACTTAACCTTGGTTAAATTGTTAAAAACACGTTCACCCTCTTTATTGAGTAGTTGAAAGTAGATAATATGGCAACGCAGTAAATCGTCATCATAGTACGTTAAGTCAGTAGTCGAACCATCTGCTTCCTTAATTGTTTTCGTCTTTTTAGATAACTCTAACGCTCTTGCGTGGTCATCACCAGACATAATACGGTAATAGATTTGATGAACCTTACCACCAACTACCATATCAGCCGAACGAATATCTGTGCTTTCTTTTTCTAATGCTTTTAATAATTTATTCATAGTTTATAAATAAAAAAAAGGGGAACTTAATCCCCTTAAAATTATGCGATTGTTAATGCCGCAGTTCCCTCAAAATTAAAGGTAACTTCTACAATACCGTTCACATCATTTGTAACGCTTTGACTCGTAATGATTGCTTCACCAGAATACTTATCGTATGAGCCAGTACCACCGCCCATTTGTAAGTCTAAAGTAACGCTTGAACCGCCAGTTAAGCCAGTTTGTAACGCACCCTCTGCTGTGCCAGAAGCATCAAAGATAGCCGTAATAGAACCAGACCAACCGTTTAAAGTTGCTGTGGATTCTTTCCAGCCAGATGAACCAAAGTTTGTAGTATCAACAGTTTCTTGTGAAATGTCTAAAGACCACGACTTAGCGTTGCCCATAGCACCAGTTTCAACCGTTACACTACCCGAATATCCTTTAATAGCCATTATGTAACTCCTATTTTAGTTGTTGTAAATGTAATCAAATAACCACGCTCTTGCTGTTCAACAGCAACAACCGCTTCCTCAATTCCCTCACCTCTTGTAGCATCAAGAATAGCTTTCATCTTTTTGTCGGTATATAACCTTTCATCTAAATACAATTCGTATTCTTCTAAATGGTCATACACTTGTTCGGCAAATGTTGAACGTTCTTCATTAATGCTATAAGCCTTGATAGACTCTCGGAATTCACGGTTGTTAAGCGTGTCATTCTTTGTCAATTTATAGCCTTTTGATTTAAGCAGACTAATCATTTTGTCAATACCACTTGATTAGACTGTTTCTTCTCAGCTTCTTCAATCGTACCATCTTCATCAGTATCGTAATCAGCCTTTAACGTGGTCAACTCACTTTCGTAGTTTTCCTTAAAGACTAAGTAAGATTCGTGATAAATATCATCAGTATCAGCATCTTGTCGTTTAGCCATACAGATTAACTCTAAGCACTTGGTCAAATGAAGTTCTTTCACTTGAGCAGTTGTTAAGAATAAATCAATGTCTAACCCTCTATTACGCAATTCGTTCTTGATAATGTCATAAGCACGATCAATATAAGTTGTGTAATCAAGAT